AAAAGTTATAGATATTATAGTCTTTGTACCTTTAGACAGCTATATCGCAGTAGATATTTATGTAAAGAAAATAAGAGCAGCATTAAAAGAGTTGTCTTATCTTAGAAAAACAGGTATGGAGACACTGATTATCACTGATGATAAAAAGGAAGCTTTTACAATGAGTATAGAGTATATATTACAAAAGAAATTGGAGGGATAGATATGGCAGAAAATATAAAAGAATTTGCTTTAGCAAATATTGCTAGAGTTGAGATTGTTACTGAAGAAGAAGAACCTAGAATATTTATATTGACCGATGTAGCTAGTAATGCAGGAGTTACAGCTCATCTATCAGAAGGTGAAGAAAAAATATTAAGAGTTAAAAATACAATAAAGGCTCAAAATAAGACAGAGGATATTGTCTTAGGGTATGACATAAGCCTTGCAGCAGCTACATTTATACCTGAAATACTAGCAATAGTAGATGGAGGTAAATGGGATAATGTATCTAAGAAGTATACGGCTCCTGTAGTTGGTAGTCCTGTAAAAAGGCTGCCTTTTAGAACTAATATCTACACAGAGGAAAAGGATGCAGATGGATCAACTATATCTTATGTAAAATTCAGCTACAAGAATTGCACTGGAAAACCTGTTAATTATTCATTGCAAGATGGGGAGTTCTATGCTCCTGAATTTCCTATTAAATCTAGGTCAAAATTAGGAGAATCACCTATTGAAATTGAAGTGTTAGACGAACTACCTGCAGCTTAATAGTAGGTAGTTCTATCTTTTTAGGAGGGATAATATGAGCGAAATATTAAGTATAGAAAAATTAAGAGAAATGGCAACACCTATTATAGAAGTACCTGATTTTGAGAATAAGGGGACAATAAAAATAAGAGTACAAAGGCCAAGATTATTAGCTATGGCATCTGAGGGAAAAATACCTAATTATCTAATGGACTCTGCAATGGCATTGGTAGCAGGAAAATCCAAGGAAAAGAAAAAATTGACAGATGCAGAGTTTATAAAGGA